CCCATTTAATCTCTTGCTCTGAAGCAAACCCTGCTCGGTACACCACCATATCTCCATCGATTGCTGCTATTCTATTCATAATTATTATTAGTGTGTTTCTGCCCAGTTGTTGCCAATTTTGTAGTCACCATCAAGAGGACATTTGATATCTAAAACTTTTCCTGCTTGAGTCATAGCTGCTACAAAAGTAGATCCTAAGTCATGTGCGTGTTCCTCAAGACAGGAGAACTGAACTTCGTCGTGTACGTTCGCATGCATTTCATAAGGATGCTTTGCAAGTTTAGCAAACTCAACCAGAGCTTGTTTCATTATGACAGCACCACAACTCTGCAAAAGAAAGTTAAGTAAACTATGCTTCGATCTGACTTCAATCTTTCTGCCATCAACACCAGTAAGATGTCCGTTAGCTTCTGCCGATCTTTCAACAGCACTCAGTAATTTTTTAAAGGCGGGCATCTTTGCCATAAAGGTATCTCTAAGTCGCTTACCTTCCTTCATTCCTTTGCCAACAGCTTCACCAAGTCTTTGATTTGAAGCTCCGTATATAAGGCTGTAGATGAAGGTTTTAGATTTGTCCCTATCTATTCCAAGGATATCTGCATTCACCTGATGGATGTCACCTTCAAGTATTTCTCTAGCAAACTTACCGCTATCAAACTGATACAAGAAATGCGAAAGCGCACGAAGTTCCAGACCTGATGCATCGCTCCCAACAAGTACTTTTCCTTTTGGTGCTTTGAAAAGTTCCCTACATTCCTTGCCATACTCAGAACGAACAGCAGGGATTTGTTGAAGGTTAGGATTACTCGAACTGCATCTACCTGAGATAGTACCTGCTGTGTGTATAGTACTGTGTATCCTTCCTTTCTTCGTGACACATCCAAGCCAAGAGTTTTTACCTTCAGCTAACATACCGAGTCTTTTTTGAACCAAAAGATATTCAAGTAGTTTAAGGGACTCGTTAGTGTTTATTTGTTTAAGTACTGTCTCGTTTATCTCTGGTCGTTTTCCTTCATAAGCTTTTGGAACCCACCCCTGTTCCATCAGTCTCTCTGCTATCTGATCTCTAGATCCAGGATTAAAGGGAGTTGTCCTTACTTTGTTTCCCATCTTTTCTGCAAGGTCAGATATGTTCTGCTTTAGCCCTGCCTTCTTTAGTTGCATCCTAAGTGCAACCTTGGTCTTACCTGTGTATTCTATTCCTTCTACCTCTACCTTCCATCCAGTCACACTTTTCATCTCCTCAACTTTTGGAGGGAATACCTCTTGCATCTCCTGCTCCAGTTTTGCTCTTCTTACAGAAAGTTCTTTTGCAAGCTCCTCTGCTTTCTCTACATCAAAAGGAAACCCATTAAGCTCCTGTACTCTTATCAGTCTTGCAAAATCATGCTCCAGTTCCAGTGACTTTGAAGACACACTGTACTGAATAAGTTCTTTATATAAATCATAGGTAACTTTTACATCTTGTGAACAGTACTGTTGCATCTCTGGTGTACAGTATTCCCAAGCATCTTCTTTTTCACCATGATTGCCTTTGTAGTTTCCAAGTCTCCAACCCCAAGCCTTCAAGCTATGTTTACCTACAAGGGCTGTTGGAAAGTTTTCTCTTCTTCTATCAGTTATTGCAATGTCCCGACAGAAAAGTTTAGACATGAGCATTGTGTCCACAATCTTATTTAATTTAAGACCATAAACTTTTTCTATACATGGCCCATCAAAACCAATGAAGTTATGCCCACAAACATATTTGGATTGCTCAAGCATTTTTATTCCATCCTCAATGTTGTCCTTGAGTGTATTGAACTCGTGCATTTCTAGAGTCTTTACATCAAGTATTGAGATGCAATGAAACTTGATAGGACAATCAAGAGTGGTGAAGTTTTCTATAGCGTTTGTTTCTATGTCAGCAATGACTAGGTTGTATTTGTATTCCATCTTATTTTATTCTTTCTACTTTTTAAAAAGGGTTGTCTGCATCTGCATCTGTTAGTATTCCAGTGTTTGTGTCGTAGTGAATGTGTCCTGCTATCCCTGTCTCCCCACTAAACCTGTTCTTCAAAACTCTTAGAGTTGTGATATGCTGTTCCTCTGGGTTTTGTTGACTGCGTTCAAGCCCAATCACCATGTCTGAAAGTTGAGCAAGTGAAGCAGATCCTCTTAGATGGGATAAGCTAACAGTAACTCCTTCCTCATGTCCTCTGTTGCCTTCTGGTCTTTTAAGATGACTAACAAGTATCAAAGCAATTCCTGTTTCTTCAACAAGCGCACGAAGTCTAGTCATAATAACGTCTAGTGCTTTGCGTTCCGATCCTAAATCGCTGTCACTAAGTCCACTCACAACCAAACTGATATGGTCTAACACAACGTAACTTACGTCCATTGCCTGTGCCATGTAGCGAACATCAGCAATTATTCTATCAGGATCGAGACTTCCCCAGTGATCGTAGAAAAGTAACCTTTGTGTTCCAAGAGTTGCATCAAAAGCCTTTTTATATTTTTCATCTACTGTGACTGGATTCAGATGCAGTAGTTCTTTTAGTTCTATACCAAGTATTCCTTCTGCTGATCTTTCAACTGACTCTTCAAGCGCAATGTAACCAACTTTACTTTCAGTAGTTTTAATAATGTGATGTGCAATCTGCCTACAAACTTGACTTTTCCCTATACCACTCCCTGCACAAAACGTAGTAATTTCTGATTTACGAAGTCCCCTCGTTTTGGTATTCAAATTTGTAAAAGGGTATGGAATAGAATCGTTTGGTCTAACTTCAGTAAGCTTATCAAACAAAGTACTCCCATCAATTATAGAACAAGGACTCCATTTTTCTGCTTCCCAAAATGCCTTAACAACTTCATCCCCTCTGCCCTTTAGTAGCAGTTCATTAGGGTCTTTTGCATTTAACCTTGCCACATAAGCTTTACCAGGAGGTAGTATTTTTACTGCTTCCTCAACAGCTTTTCTTCCTGCGTCATCCTCATCAAACATGAGATATATTTTGTTGAAGGTATCAAGCCACTGGAGGTTCTTCTTGAACAAACTTTTAGCGGAACTTGCTGAACCTATGCCCACCACTGGGTACTTGTTATTTTGTAACTGACTTGCTGTAAGTGTGTCTATTTCTCCTTCACAAATAAGAAGCTTATCTGCTCCACCTGTTTTCCAAAGCTGCTGTCCAAAAAAATAATCACTGATCCTTCCCTCAACGTTGAAGTTCTTCTCCGCATCTCTGTGCTTTTGTCCTATAAGATTATAATCTTTGTCATAGTAGTTTGCTATGTGGACAGTCTTGCCAAAATCATTTACTCCGATGTGGTACTTGTATTTTTTACAAGTTTCTAAATGCAATCCTCTTGGAGCTATGGCCTTTGCTTCTCCCTTTAAAAAATTATTAGTAGTTTTTTTAGTCATTGGTTTTTTATTATATTTAGTAGTTGTTGTTGTTTCTCGATTATCTCTGGGATCAAAAGTGTCACAACTAAAACACTTCGTACTCCCATCTGCATTCATTGCAAGGGCATCACTGCTCCCACACTTTGGGCATGGTAAACATGTTTCTATGAAACTGTTATCGTCCATTCTGAAGGTATCCTTTTATGACACCACAAAAAACCATACCTATCACACCAGTCAGCGTAGGTGGTGTTACTGTTTTTTGTAAGTGTGTTATAAGCATTCTGGAACAAAAATCGGATGTCCAAGCTTGGATGCTGTTGTTTAATTAAAATATGCTTAGTCCTATCTTTTGGAGGCATGTAGCCCTTTGCCTCAATTATAACGCCATTACTAAAAATAAAGTCAGGCGTATAAACAGAAAGCCTTTTGTACTTTATCCGCATCGTCTCGTATTCGAAGTCTACCCCCTCCCGTTTAAGGGAGAGGGCTGTGTCTCTTTCGAAATTAGAACGGTACTTCTGCTGTCGATGCTTGACTATGTGTTTCGCCTTTTTCATCTTCTTCGTTATATTCTTCTTCAGCAATGTAACCCCCATCAACTGCTCCAAAGCCCTCATCCTTTTTACCTCCACTGTACTCAACAAGTTCTATGATTTGTGCTGCTCTTAATCGCAGTGTGTAACCAAACCCTTGTGAAGTTACATACCAAGTTGAAAGTTCAACATTACAACGAACAAGAGAACCACTACCTACATTTGTGTCAGGAGATAGCTTCTGCCCCTTACTATCATAAAGTGCCACAGTAAATTCTATTTCACCTTTTGATGTTTCAACCTTTGCAGGTTGCTTTGTTCTAATCTCGTAGTCCCCTTCCTCTGTAATCAACAAAGGAGTATGCGCTGAACGCTTTATCTTTTTGCCTTGTTTTTCAGATTCAGCTTCGTAGGCTTTTTCCACATGTGCATCCACTTGCTTCGAAAAAGATTCAAAGTCTTCCTTAGACACATGCAACTTACAACTGTAGACACCTTTCTTATCAAAGAAATAGTCTGGTTGGAATTTAGGATAGATAGCTTTACCTATCGGGGTCGTTAGTTTTATACTTTTCATTTATTTTTTTACCTTTGGTTATTTGTTTTTTAAACTTCCTTTTCAAACATTAGGAAAAGAAATACTTACTGTCCTCGATGAGCGATATTTCAGCTTGTCCATACTCAGGAGGATCAGGAAATTCTAAATCAGGGTTTTGTTTTTTTATCTGGTCAAGCCAGTCACGAAGAAGATCAGGTGTAAACATCTTAACAGCTTGTTCACGAATTATCTTTGCCAATTTATCTGAGTTTTTACAATGAGTTCCAAAGCTGTCATGGATCATTGCGAAATCATAAATAGCTTTACCATGCTTGTCTTCCTTTGCTGCATTCACTACAACGTTGTGTAAAAGCGAAGCATCTAGTGAATGTACTGCATTAGCTGACACACCATTACGCATTGCCTTTGGTGATATCTTATCTGTGTCCTCCTTAAAGTTCACATGTACTGCTTCACCTGTAATAAATGTACTTACCTTTCTTTCTTTAAGTTTTTTGTAGTCCTGTTTCACAATAAAACCAGAAGGAGTTTTCCATGTCAGGTGACGCTCTTTTTTAGTAACAATGTTACATACCTCTTGAAACCAGTGCATACACTGCTTTGGAAGATCCAGTATTTCTTCAACACCTTGCCAAACTTTTTCAGCAAGATAATGAATAGCTTTGTAATACTCAGATAAATCAAAAGGTGAGGGACAACTATCAGCATGTATCTTTTCTTCAAACCAATCAGTTATGTATTGCCTGTTTGAATACATCGTCAATCCATAGCTATAACACATGACACTTTTTTTTGTCATGGATCTGTTTAATCCATAGTCAAGCCAAGATTGTGCAAAAGGATGACCCTGCTTTACATCTTCAGATAAATAACTTTCTACACGTACTCTAACAACATCATAAATATCAGCAGGTTTATCTGTAGGTATAACGTTTGTAGCAACGCAACCATAATCACAACGAGTTAATATTGATAAAATCTGTAGGCCATTGTTAGTTGCATCCATCGAACAAGGTAGTTTTGTTTTCAGTTTTCCATCACGTAAAAAATCAGCCCACTCAAAACAAAAAGCAAGAAACTGAAAACACCCATTACCATCTGCGTCCATCCACTCTGTGTTAATAGTTGGATCATCTGCAATACGTTTAATCATATCAGCGTTGTCATAAGACCACTGCTCACGCTCATCCAATGAAACTTTGTCATAACCCCAACAGTTAGCTCCATGTATTGCAAGCCACCTTGCTTCTTTTTTATTTCGTACTCGTTCACTTCTTTCAAATTGCAGCAGTCCTCTTGATAGGTCTGTTCCTTGTATATTCAAAAATGATGGGATGGAATAAAGCCTTCCACGAAAACA